GTGGCCGAAGAGAGGGCTTAACCCTATCCCACGCGGTTAAAACCCGTCCAATTGATTCGCCAGATCAATAAACCGGTATTGATCGGCGAAAACGATCGTTCTCTTCCTCGGGCGCGGTTTCTCCCCTGTGGCCTGTTGTCTGGTCGGCCTTCCATCCGCCATTGCGTGCAGGTACGTGCGCCGGGCGGCATCCTGTCTGCACCCAATCCCAACGGAGCAACACAGCGTATGGCTGACTATCATCACGGCGTGCGTGTGGTCGAAATCAACGACGGCACCCGCGTTATCTCCACGGTCTCGACCGCCGTGGTCGGCATGGTCTGCACCGGGGCAGACGCGGACGCCACCCTGTTTCCTCTCAATACCCCGGTGTTGATCACCGACGTCCTGGCCGCCAGTGGCAAGGCGGGGAAATCCGGCACCCTCGCCAGTTCCCTGCGTGCGATTGCCGAACAGGCCCGCCCGGTCACGGTGGTGGTGCGCGTCGCCGAAGGCAAAGACGCGGCGGAGACCACCTCCAACATTATCGGCGGTGCGGATGCGCAGGGCCGTTACACTGGTATGAAAGCGCTGTTGGCTGCCCAGGCTGAGCTTGGTGTCAAGCCGCGTATTCTCGGCGTACCTGGGCTGGACTCGTTGGCGGTCGCGACCGCACTCGCCAGCGTCTGCCAGCAGTTGCGCGCCTTTGGCTATATCAGCGCGTTCGGCTGCAAGACGGTGTCCGACGCCATCAAGTACCGCGATAACTTCAGCCAGCGTGAGCTGATGCTGATTTGGCCGGACTTCATCACCTGGAGCACCACCGCCAACCGCAGTGACATGGCCTATGCCACCGCCCGGGCGCTCGGCCTGCGGGCCAAAATCGACAGCGAGACTGGCTGGCACAAGACCCTGTCCAACGTCGGCGTCAATGGTGTGACCGGTATCAGTGCCTCGGTGTTCTGGGACTTGCAGGCCCCGGGCACCGATGCCGACCTGCTGAACAAAGCCTGTGTGACCACGCTTATCCGCAAAGACGGCTTCAAGTTCTGGGGCTCCCGCACCTGTTCGGACGACCCGCTTTTTCAGTTCGAGAACTACACCCGCACCGCGCAGGTGCTGGCCGACACGATGGCCGAGGCCCACCTGTGGGCAGTTGACCGCCCGGTCACACCGACGCTCATTCGCGACATGATTGATGGTATCAAGGCCAAATTCCGTGAGCTGAAATCCGCCGGGCTGATTATCGATGGTGATTGCTGGTATGACGACAGCGCCAACGATAAGGAAACCCTCAAGGCCGGCAAGCTGTTTATCGATTACGACTACACCCCGGTGCCACCGCTGGAAGACTTGACCCTGCGCCAGCGCATTACCGACAAATATCTGGTGACGTTCGCCGCGTCCGTTAACCGCTAAGGAGCCGTTGCGCTATGGCATTGCCGAGAAAACTGAAACGCTTGAACCTGTTTAACGACGGTTACAGCTACATGGGCGTGGTGTCTTCCATGACGTTGCCCAAACTCACCCGCAAGCTGGAGAAATACCGGGGCGGCGGCATGAACGGCGCGGCCCCCATCGATATGGGGCTGGACGATGACGCGCTGACCGTCGAGTGGTCGCTGGGCGGTTTTGATGCCCTGGTGCTGGAGCAATGGGGCGCGGTGGCGGCAGTGCCGCTGCGCTTTGCCGGGGCCTTCCAGCGGGATGACACCGGTGAGGTGTCCGCCGTGGAAGTGGTGTTGCGCGGTCGCCATAAGGAAATCGACTTTGGTGAGTATAAGGAAGGGGAAGACACCGAAACCAAGGTCTCCACCGAATGTACCTACTACAAGCTGACGATTGACGGCAAAGAGCTGATTGAAATCGACACGGTGAACATGGTGGAGAAGGTCAACGGTGTTGACCGGCTGGCCGAACACCGTAAGGCGATTGGTCTGTAGTTCCCGTACCCATCCCTGTGCCAGCCTGACGCCCTGAACGGCTGGCCGTTATCCCTTTTAAAGTGAGTCACGCAATGAAAAACAGCAAAGAAAACACCGTTACCCTGGAGACACCGATCCAACGTGGTGAAACCACCATCACCACCGTGCAGGTGTTAAAACCTAACGCGGGCACCCTGCGTGGTGTCGGACTGGCGGCGGTCGCCAATGCCGACGTGGACGCGCTGCTGATGGTGTTGCCACGCATGACGGTGCCGCCGCTGACCCGCGAGGAGTGTGCGCGCCTGGAGCTGCCGGACTTGGTCGCCCTGGCCGGGCAGGTGGTCGGTTTTTTGTCGCCGAACTCGGAGTTGTAACGGATACCCGGTTGGGTGTTGATGATTTGATGGCGGATATCGCAGTGATATTTCACTGGCCGCCGTCGGAAATGGCCGGGATGTCGCTCACCGAGTTGCTGAACTGGCGTGAGAAAGCGGTGCAACGCAGCGGGGTGAAAGACGATGAGTAAAAGCCTGCAACTCCAGGTGTTGCTGAAGGCCGTTGACCAGGCCACCCGCCCGCTGAAAAGTATCCAACAGGCCAGCCAGACCCTGGCCGGGGATATCAAGAGCACCCAGCAGCGCCTCAAATCCCTGGACACCCAGGCGGCGCGGATTGAGGGCTTTCGCAAAGCCAACGGGCAACTGGCGGTCACCGGTGTGGCGCTGAAGAAGGCCAAGCAGGAAGCCGCCGCCCTGGCGGTGCAGTTCAAGGCCACCGAGAAACCCACCGCGCAGCAGGCGCGATTATTGGACGCATCCAAACGGGCCGCTACCGAACTGCAAACGAAATACAACGGCCTGCGCCAGTCGGTGCAGCGCCAGCGCGACGCCCTGAACGCCGACGGTATCGCCACCAAAAACCTGAGCGCCGAACAGCGCCGGTTAAAAGCCAGTGCCGTTGAGGTGACCGGCGCACTGACACGCCAGCGGGCCGAACTGGAGCGCCTGAACCAGAAACAGGCGGCAGTGAACCGCGTCGGTGAACGCTACCAGCGCGGCAAGGCCCTGACCGGCAATGTGCGCAATGCCAGCGCCGCCGGGATTGGTGTCGCTACCGCCGGGCTGTATGCCGAGAGTCGCTTTATCGCCCCAGGCGTGGCGTTCGACCGCCAGATGTCGGACACCCAGGCCACCCTGGGGCTGGCGAAAAACGACCGGCAACTGGCCGCCATCCGTCAACAGGCGCGGGATATTGGCGCGACCACGGCGTTTTCCCCGACCGACGTCGCCCGTACCCAATCGGTGTTGGCAAAATCCGGCTTCGACGGTAACGCTATCCTGAAATCGACCGAGTCCACCGTCAATCTGGCGCTTGCGTCTGACCTGGATATCGCCGACGCGGCGGACATCATCACCAACATGCAATCGGCGTTTAACCTGCCGATAGACGAGATACAGCGTGTTGCCGATGTGATGACCAAGGGCTTCACCAGCTCTAACTCCAACCTGATGGATTTTGGCGAGGCGATGAAGTACGTCGCGCCGATTGCTGACGCCGCCGGGGCCAGTATCGAAGACGCCACCGCGCTGCTCGGCGTCCTGGCGGATAACGGCATCAAGGGCAGCATGGCCGGAACGGCCACCAGTGCGCTGTTTACCCGCTTGCAGGCCCCGGTCGGGCAGGCCGGTGATGCACTGGCGGAACTCGGCGTAAAAACCAAAGACGGCAAAGGCAACATGCTGCCAATTGCCGGAATCCTCAAGAAAATCGATACCTCGTTTAAAAAGCACAAGCTCGGCACCGCACAGCAGGCGGAATACCTGAAGGTGATTTTTGGCGAGGAGGCGATGAAGGGAGCGACCAAGCTGATTGCCGCCGCCGGTAACGGCAAGTTGGCGCAGAAACACGACACCGTCACCCGCTCCCAGGGAGCCACCGCCCAGATTGCCAAGGTTAAAGTGGACAACCTGGACGGTGACCTGAAAAACCTGTTCTCCGCCTGGGAAGATGTGCGCATTGAGGTGTTCGACGGGCAGAACACGGCGCTGCGACAGTTGACCACCACCGCCACCGAGTGGCTGGCAAAGGTCGGAGCCTGGGCCAAAGCCAACCCGGAACTGGTCGGTTCATTGGTCAAAGTCACTGCTGGCGTCACGGCGCTTATCGGTGGGCTGGCAGCGCTCGGCCTGATGGCGTGGCCGGTGATGGCCGGGGTGAATATGTTGGTGGCCGGGGCCAGCCTGCTAGGTACGGTGTTTACCGCCGTCGGCGGCGCGGTTGCCACCGCGTTTACCGCGATATCTTGGCCGGTGCTGGCCCTGATTGCCGCCGTGGCTGCCGGGGCGTTGCTTATCCGCAAATATTGGGAGCCGATTAGCGCCTTTATCGGTGGCGTGGCCGAAGGCTTTAAGGCCGCACTGGCCCCGGTTGTGGCGGCGTTCACCCCGCTCAAGCCGGTGTTTGACTGGTTTAGCGAGAAGATTAAAGCCGTGTACGACTGGTTTATGGCGCTGTTGGCCCCGGTGAAATCCACGCAGGCCGAGTTACAGCGTGCTGCCGAGATGGGCCGTACGTTCGGGGCCGCCATTGGTAATGCGCTGACCTTGCCGATGCAGGTGCTTGAGAAACTCGGCAGCAAAGTGGGTTGGCTGGCGAAAAAGCTCGGGCTGATGAAAGACGAGACCGCCGAACTGGATAAGGCGGCTGAAAAGAACAACCCCTATGCCAACGGAGCCAACGGACACGGCTATTCATCCAGCGGCGGCCTGCTGGCTGCTGCTGAAACACCGGCCAGTCAACCCGCCAGCAAACCGGTGATACCGCCACGCTATGCGCCGGTGGTGCCGGGAGCCTCCTCGGCCTACACCGACAACAGCGTCACCCATAACCGCTATGACGTGGTGGTGCCTGCGGGCATGAGCCGGGAAGCCACAATCCAACTGCTGAATGAGGCACAGGCCCGGCAGGAGCGCGAACGCCGCGCCCGGGCGCGCAGTGCCATGACCAATTAAAGGAGAATCATCATGATGCTGACCTTGGGGCTCTTTGTGTTTATGTTGCACACGCTGCCTTACCAGTCGATGCAACGCACGGCGGATTACCGCTGGCCGACCAACGGGCGCATTGGGCAGCGGCCTGCTGCGCAGTTCCTGGGGCTGGATGAGGAGAAAATCACGTTATCCGGGGTGTTGCTGCCGGAAATCACCGGCGGACGCTGGTCACTGCTGACCTTGCAACTGATGGCCGAACAGGGGCGCGCATGGCCGCTGATTGAAGGCACCGGCACCATTTACGGCATGTTTGTGATTGAGTCGGTGAGCGAAACGCACAGCCAGTTCTTTGCCGACGGCAGCCCGCGCCGCACCGAGTTTACCCTGACCCTCAAGCGGGTGGACGAATCCTTGTCAGCGATGTTCGGCGACCTGCAACAGCAGGCCGGTGAGCTGTACGGTCAGGCGGGTGAACTGACCGGAAAAGCCAGTAACGCCCTAGGAGGACGGTTCCCATGATAACCGCTGTTCCACTGCCCGCCGGGGTGCGTGTCGCCCCGGGCTTTTCGCTGACCTTGCAGGGCAATGACATCACCCACAATATCCGCCCCCGGCTGTTGTCGTTGTCACTGACCGATAACCGGGGCTTTGAGGCTGACCAGCTTGATATTGAACTGGACGACAGCGACGGGCTGATGGTGATGCCGCAGCGTAATGCGGTGTTGTCGCTGGCCCTCGGCTGGCAGGGTTCACCGCTGACGCCGAAAGGACGTTTTACCGTGGACGAGGTCGAGCACCGGGGCGCACCGGATACGCTGACTATTCGCGCCCGCAGTGCCGATTTTAGGGGCACGCTCAATACCCGGCGCGAAGCCTCCTACCACGACACCACCCTGGGCAATATCGTGCGGCAGGTGGCGGCCCGCAATCAGTTGACCGCCAAACTGGCCGACGGGCTGGATGCCCTCGCCATCGGTCATATTGACCAGACGCAGGAAACCGACGCGGCGTTTATCACTCGACTGGCGTTACTCAACGGCGCGGTGGCGGCGGTGAAAAATGGCTGCCTGCTGCTCATCCGCCCAGGCAATGGCACCACGGTGAACGGCAAACCGCTGCCGGTCATGACCCTGACGCGCCAAGACGGTGACCGGCACAGCTTCAGCTTGGCTGACCGGGACGCCTACACCGGTGTGACCGCCCGCTGGCTCAATACCCGCCAGCCCAAGCCAAAGACAGTGACGCTGAAGCGCAAGCCGAAAACCCAGCACCTGCGCGCTCTGCAACACCCGAAGGCGAAACCGGCCAGCAAGAAAGCCAGCAAACCGGAAGCACCCCACGAGGGGGAATATCTGGTGGGGGCAGAAGATAATGTGTTCGCGATTCCCACGGTGTACGCCACCCAAAAAGCCGCCATGCGTGCCGCACAGGCCAAGTGGGAAAAGCTGCAACGGGGTGTGGCGGAGGTCTCGCTGTCGCTTGCCATGGGCCGTGCCGAACTGGTGCCGGAAACGCCGATCCGTGTGAGGGGGTTTAAGCAGGTGATCGACGCCCAACCCTGGATAGTCAGCAAGGTGGTGCATAACCTGGGTAACAACGGCTTTACGACGGCGGTAGAGTTGGAGGTTTTGCTGTCTGATGTTTCTTATGACTTATCATAATGTGAATTGTTTTTGTAAATTCACTTAAAGGTGGTTTTGTTCTTGATCGTGCAAGGTATTATCGCGGCAAATGAGGGAGAGAGGAGGGGATAGTATAATGATGCATTGCCCGCTTTGCAGAACCGCAGCACACGCCCGCACAAGTCGCTATCTGAGTGAGAACACCAAAGAACGTTATCACCAATGCCAGAATATAAACTGTAGTTGTACCTTTGTGACCTTGGAATCTATCCAACGCCAAATAGTGACACCGGGAAAAATTGATATTGTGCCGCCGCATCCAACCAGGGAAAACCAGGGAACGCTGTGGATCTGAAAGAAGCCTGCGAAAGCAGGTTTTTTTTCGCCCATAAAAAATGCGTCGCCATTTTGTCGCCATTGGGTAATTAATTGCACTGTAAATGATTGTTTTTAAAGGCACTAAAATTCAGACAATAAAAAACCCGCTAGTCTTGAACCTGAAACGGCGGGACTAACGGGCTCCACAAATTGGGGACATCAAAGAAAAGCAGTGGCACTAAGTCAGACTATCGTCAGATTGAAAAGTTCTGGCAGTCGATAAAAAAATCCAAAATATTTTAGCCCTGAATCATTTCTTTGTTGATGCGTTATCCCCATATGCCTGGCCATATCACTACAATGAGCGAACCTGCCAGAGTTAACAATACGTTAGCGATAGCGTAGGTCCCAGCATAACCCAGCGCAGGGATGTTACTGCGTGCCGTATCGCTGATGATTTCCATCGCCGGGGCACAGGTACGCGCCCCCATGATGGCACCGAACAGCAGGGCTCGGTTCATCCGCAAGACGTAAGCACCGAACAGGAAACAGATGATCACCGGTACCAAGCTGACGATTAAGCCAGCAATCAGCATCTGGCCGCCAACGGCACCCAAGCTGTTCCCAATGCCCGCGCCAGCACTCAGGCCAACGCCCGCCATAAACACCATCAGGCCAAACTCTTTCACCATATTGAGCGCACCCTGCGGGATGTAGCCGAATGTTGGGTGGTTGGCGCGCAGGAAGCCAAGCATGATGCCAGACATCAACAGACCGGCAGCGTTACCGATGCCGAATGAGAAGTTGCTGAACTGGATGGTGATTTGCCCAATCAGTAAACCGATAATAAAGAAGGCGCAGAAGGCCAGCAGGTCGGTGACCTGGCTGTGAATAGAGATAAACCCGATTTTTTCTGCCACGCTCTTCACACGGCGCGCATCACCGCTAACCTGCAACACGTCACCTTTGTTCAGCACAATGCTGTCGTCAATCGGCATTTCAATCTGGCTGCGGATCACGCGGTTCAGGAAGCAACCGTGATCGGTTAGTTTCAACTGGCTCAGGCGTTTACCCACGGCGTTGCTGTTTTTCACCACAATCTCTTCGGTAACGATGCGCATATCCAGCAG